GGACGAAACCAAATGTGAGATACCAGTCTGCACCAGTATACATCTGTACTTGTAAATCTGAATTAATAAAGTAGTTTGCAGCAATGCGGGTACGAGTGTCAGCAAACTTACGTGACTTATCTTCAACCTGATTAATTGCAGAGCAGTTAATTGCAGGAAGCGGAGCCATAACTTCAGATAGGTCACGTGCAACAATGTCAATAAAGTTTGCAACTACGTTTGCATCTACACCTTCTGGAAAGAAGTCAGGGTAGACGCTAGAAATCTGACCACGGCGTACGGCTAGGACATCTTCATGTCTAGAATCGCGCTCGCGGGCGCGGTGTTTAAGCGACTCAACACGCGCCGCAATCTGCTTAACTGATAACATTATTGTCCTAACGATTGATTAAAAATTACTTAGACTTCTTTTTTACAGTCTTCTTTAAACCTTTTGTAGCACGACCATAAGCCAACCCAAGTTGGTCCATGTTCTTAATTGGCTTTTTGTCATCTCTAAAACGACCAGCAGCGCGAGCAGAAACTGACGGTGTTGTTCCAAAATCTTTTTGTACCATTTTTGCTAAACGAGAAACTCTTTTTGGAAGTTCTCCTGTTGACATTTTATTTGTCTTCTTTTTTCCCATTGCCATTTTATTTTCCTAACCGAATTGTTCTTGCCACTGCTCTTGATAGGCAGCGTCTAGGTTTACTGATTGTCGTTTTGATAGTTGCGCACGAGTCGCCCAACGGTTTTCTTTATATCGGCTAGTAAATGAAGCCGCTTGCATTAGTTCTTTTGCCCTAAGTACGGCAAACCATAAAGCCATAACGCAGTCGGTCTTACCTCTGGTGTTGGGCTTCCATGTCATCAACTGCTGAAGTAAGGCTTTCATGCCTTCAGAACCTTCAGTAGATGGGAACTCTATTGAGTTGTTATCTTGGAACTTGCCATCTACTGCCGTTCCAAAGAACGTAGACATAGAGGCAACGCCAAGATTTGTGTCCCATTTGTTTCTACCAGTAAAGTGTGGCTTTAAGTCACAACCATACTGGGCAAGCCAGTTACGCAAATCATCATCTAGTGAGTAAGCCTTCTGGTGTGCGTTAATCTCAACACGCAATTCATTAGGTCGGTACTTCTGAACCAAGTCTTCAATTGTCCCACGAATCTTTTGTGGGTTAGGCTCTGACATGTTTACACAGTCAAGAACATATATACGGCTATCAACAGAGTTATAGTTAATAACTACAAAGGCTGCATGCCCAGCACCCATAGCGGGGTCAAAGCCAATAATGGTATAGCCATTGATACGCTCAGGGTGTCCAGGCTTATCTGAATCTAGCGGACCACGCTTACGCATGCCGTTGATACAGCCCTGCACCAAAGGTGCTGAAAAGATTGCATCCTCAGTAATGTCTTCCTGCTGGTATACAAGCGCCCAAGTAGAGGCAGTAACTTCACCGCGTCTTTTATTTAAGGCTGGTCCGTCCCACTTAGGGTATAGCCCATTCTCATCTGGAGTATCTTCATCCCCGTCCCAAGGAATATCAGACTTACCCCAAAGGGTAACCCAGTCTTCGACTTTATCTTTGTACTCAAGGACTGCGGGCATACCCATATAGGTAAATGGGCTCTTGCCGTTAGACCAGTACTTAGGGTCTCTTAATTCTTTATAGAAGTCGGTAGCAGCAATTCGCGTTCCCACGATAAGCAACTTACCATTTTTGCCCAGACGGGTAATAACTTCCTTCTGGAGCCAGTTAATCTGCTTCTCATACTCGTGCGCGTTAGCCGTAGTAATGCAGTCATCCAAAATAATCAGGTCGGCGCGAGCGCCGTAAATCTGACCCCCCATACCAAGGGCTTGGATGGTTGGGTCCTTTTCAGATGAATCACGCGCATCGCCACCAAGGTAGACAGTATCAACACGCCACGTGTCTGCGTCACCCTTCCAGCCGCCTTCAGGACCAAATGTATTTTGCATCTTGGCGTAACGAGGGTGGGACAACCGATTCTTAATTGAGTATACAAACTCGCGTGCTTTGTTCAATGTCTTGGAAACCACTATGATGCGGACATTCGAATTGATGGCAATGCGGTAGGTCGAATAGTTCACCGTGACCACGGTAGACTTAGCGTGCTCAGGAGGCACGTTCACCAACAGGCGGGTCTCATCGCCTGGGTCATAGGTCATAGAAGGGTGGAGCCAGGAAGGTTCCCTACCCTCAATTAGGTCAATCCAGTCTTGATGGTGGGGGAATACCTTCGACCCCAAAAACATCTCAGAGAACTGGGCAAACTGAATCTCTTCTTTAGGAATCCCCAGCGCCTTGATGGAGTTGCTCTTGGCATCCTCCTTGGCTTGCTCAAGCCTACGGGCAAAATCGGCATCCCTATAAATCCAGATACGGGCGGTGTCGGGCTTGCTGCCCACCTTCTCCATCGCCTTTGCCAAAGACATACCCTCAGCCACCAGCAGGAGAACCTGCTCTTTGGCTTGGTTGGTCTTGGCAGTTTTGGGGTTAGTCGCCCCCTTTTCAAACGTCATCTAGCCCCCTAGAAATTATGAGCCCCAGCAATTTGGCTATGCCATGGATTGTTCTGGGGCTATTCTAACCCCGCCGTTTGGTCCATACCGAAGTATCTCAGGGACGGTTCAAGGGTGTAAAAATGGACAGTATACACCTGCCTTGTAGCAGATTAGTACAGTCTATTGTAACAGTTGTGAGGAAGGCTCTAAAAAGACTTCCGAACTATTTTAGTCTCTACTATATATTAATCCGTTCAAACAGGTCAAACGAACATTTTTGACAGAACTATTTATAAAACTGCAGGTCAGACTGTATCTGGGGTCCTACTGTACAGAAATATTTTAGGTAGAGATACAACATATACTCCGACCGTAGTTTAATAACTGTAGGGTCAAAGACTACAGATTATTACTGCTAGACAGACACTGTACTGCGGAGTAGTCTGTGTAGATAGACAGTCTCTGCCTAGGCACAGACCAGACCTGTGCCCCAGTATAATTTAAACCAGTATACTGTGGTTGCCTATCGCTATAGCATAGACTGCTAGTCTATCAAGCCCTTGAAAAGAGCAGGGCTTGACAGCCGTCTCAGCCTATGCTGGTCTGGATTCTGTAGTTAGAATCTCTCTAACACAGAAAGGTAATCATGCCATCAACATCATGCTCAGTATGCAACTGCGCCTATCAGTCACAATGGGAACCTAAGGCTCAGGCATATGTCTGCGCAGGTTGCTACAACGACTTCGCCGTTGAGAAAGGTTGGGAGACCAACCTTGTAGACGAAGAAGAGTGCCCATGCTTCATGGGTGGCTCATGCCCTACCAGTGGCTTTCACTTGGAGGACCAAGCATGAGCCCCGAATGCACTTGGAACCACGCAACTAACGAGTTCCATACAGTACCAGCAGATAGCAATTGCCCACGCTGTAGCAGTAATAGAATGTGGGCTTGTGCACAATGTGACTTCCTCTATTGTGAGGAATGTGGAGTAGATACGGAGGTATTCTATAAATGAACGAGTCACTAGGAATCAGCATAACCAACGAGTGCTATGAGTGCATGGTCATAGCCCGTGATACTGCGGAGGGTTTCCCTCCCAGCCAATGTCAGTCCTGCGTAGATGACGCAGAGGCTAGAGCAGATGACAATGCTTGGAATCTGCATGAGGACGACAGGCTAGGTGAAGGTCACTGCCTGTCTATAGATACCAGTGACGCTCCCTCGGCAAGCGAGTGGGTCGCGTCAGAAACATATATCAAGCCACAAACAAGGAGAGCACAGATGGTAGAAAGATGGGACGAAAACCTCAAGTTAATAGAACTCGCTGTGAAGTTCATAGACACAGACGAACCAGTAACGCGTAGCGAGTTCTTGCCACCAATCGCACAACTCATAGACGGCGGTGTCTATGAAGAATATTGGGAACTAGACGACCAGCGCCAACGCGCTAGAGAAGTCCAATGTCACTGGTGCAATCTGCTTACCCCAAAAGCATTCAATGACTGCCAAGCATGTGACAAACCACTAGAATTGAATGTCAGATAGGCATTCAAAGCAGGCAAGCCCGTCGCCTTTGGCGGGCTTGCCAGCCAAGTAAGTAATCAACTAACTAACTAAGGAGAAGCAAGTGAAGAACGAAATCAGCATCACAGGTACAATCAAGAATGTAAAGACATATACAAACGAGCGTGGAACATTGCTTACAGGCTGGTTTGACCAACGCGATACATCTCGTACCTCAGACGGAACTGCAGACCGACAGGTTTATGTAGTCGGCATGAATGTAGTTGCGCTAGATGATTCCACTGTAAGTGAAATCCTAGGTGCAACCAAGGCTGGAACAGAAGCCTCAATGCCAATCACAATCACAGGGCGCATGGTCACACGCTTTGACCGCCGTCCTAATGTGCCTCGTGAAAAGCAGTACGCACCAACACTCCAGTTGGAAGTACATGCAGTAGAGGTTCACGCTTAAATACCAGGCAGGTGGGTGGCAGAAATGTCACTCACCTGTCTTTTTTTGGCGGGAAAGCCGTAACCACTTCAGACACCTGCAAGTCCATTATAATTCTAGGAGAGATTATGTATCTATCAGCAGCAGAAGTGCTAGGTATTACTATAGCCCTAGCCTCATCTATATTCATCATGGTACTAACTACCATTGCAAACTACAGATTGCAGCAGGATAATAAACTGCTGCGCCTCAGACTAAAGACTAACCGCAGATATTGGGAAGCGAGAGTAAACCACAGATGATGAATCTAAAAACAGCAGTAGTAAACCTGCAAGTATCTACAGTTGCATTGCCATTTGCCCATGGTCTAGACCTATATGAGACCATGGTCTTTGATGAGCACGACATGGAAGTAGAACCATTTACCCGTAGGTATCAGACCTATGACGCTGCAGAAGCAGGTCATGAGGACACAGTAAATCAGATAGAATCTACCATGAGAGATGCACGACTATGAGTATGGACTTTAGAATACAGTGCACTACATGTTGGCAAGCAACAAAGCATGATGCTTTGGATGCAGGAGACAATCTAATATGCGATAAATGTGGAGCAAAACTATGACACCGAATGAGACTATAAAGATGCGAGCCAAGGCTGCAAGTTATGCGCAAACATTTCTTGCCAACAAATACTACGATGAGTACAAAGAATTGTATGACGCATACCTTACCAATCGTGGTATCAGTGTGCGCAGAAGCAAAGTTATAGTAGATGAGAGGACAATTACTAATGAATGAGCCACGCGAAGAAGACGACATAGCATTAGACAAAGACCAAGAGTGTCAGGATTGTGGTTGCTTTATCTGGGAATGCGTATGCAACGAACCAGACGAACCATTTGATGTAATATACGCAGACTAATCTAAGTTAGGAGCGCCATGTTTACAGCGGCGAAGAAGTACCAAGCAATCATAAGTGCAGGTATATTAATACTTGCTACCATGTTTGGCATACCAATCAAATCGTATGTCAAGTATGTAGATAAGCAGATAGCAACAGACGAAGACTATGTTGAACAGACTGTTGCACCTCACTACTGGACACCCTACATGTCAAAGACATATGCTCGTGGTTACATTGCACTTGAGTATCCACAATGGGGACGCAGTGAGTGGTCTGCTTTAAAGAAACTATGGGGTAAAGAATCTGCATGGAATCATAAAGCAGACAACCCTAAGTCCACAGCCTATGGTGTAGCACAAGTATTAAAGACCAAGCCTGGAACGCCCGCCCCTCTCCAGATTGAGAAGGGGCTGGCGTATATCAAGCACAGATATGACAAGCCTTCAATCGCTTGGTCACACTGGAGAAAGCATGGTTGGTACTAATGAACTACATAGTGCAAGTAGAAATCTCAGTTGAAGCAGACAACGATGATGCTGCTTTGTTCTGGGTGCAAGATGCCATACAAATGTATGGTGCAACAATGTCTATCCACCGATGGATAGATACACAACTAGAAGGAGAGACAAACAATGACAACTAAACATGAGTACAAGACACTAGAAAGCAATGAAGATACCAGCATTCAACGCACAGGTGCTGAGTTGGTAGACAAGTTCTTCTCTACATTTATAACAGAAGATACAGATGAAGTCACAACTACCCGTGTACTTTACTATCTCACAGACATTCAAGTGCGTGACTTTGCACTTGGTATTCTTGGTAAGTATGGCGAAGAGCGTACTCTCGCTGCACTAAACCATCTACTTAACAATGCAGTAACAGATACACCATACATCAATGCACCTGCAGCCTTGCTTGCTCAGTATGAGTATGAACTAGGTAGAACTGGAGATGCATTCCTAACACTAACCAATGCACAGCCAAGTTACTCGCTTGCTAAGTTACTTAGCCGTGTATTTCAAGCAGGCTTTAACCCTCAGTCATTTGGTCGTATGCGTGAAGAACTACATCCAAAAGTAGTAGCAGGTATCTTCGGAGAGGAAGAGTAATGCAACAAGTAACGGAAGAATATAATAACAAGTCGCTGGCTAGACTAAACAAGCAGGCTTGGACTAGAGCAGGCGTTGCAGTCAACGCTGGCTCAGCATCAGAGGCTGCAAAGCAGGCTGGTCTAGACTGGAATGTAATGCTCGCAGATATGCAAGCATATGTTTCTAATAAGGTCAATGAGTTTGAGTCAGTAACAGATTACTATCCTGTCCCAAAAAAGCAGGCAGTAATCAAACTTGGCAAAGACAATACCAATGAAGTTATTGGTGTAGTCGGTGACAAGTACAAGATTGTGCAGAACATGGAAGTATTCAGCGCACTAGATACGCTGGTAGATTCAGGCGATGCACGATACACAGCAGCAGGTGAGTACAATAACGGTGCTAACATCTGGATGGTTATGGAACTACCTATTGGTGTGAATGTAGCCAATGACCCACACGCTGCATTCCTGCTAGTGCAATCATCACATGATGGTTCATGTGCAGTACGCATCCGTCCTATCATTGAGCGTTTGTTCTGCTCTAATCAAATTAACAAGTTGATTAAAGGCAAGAAGACAAACGACTTTACTTATGTCATGAAACACACGACTAATTCAGAGTTATCTGTCCAAGACATTCGTAACATCACCCAACTTACATACCAAGCAATCGAAGAGTATGAAGTAACAGCAAGTGGTTTGCTCAAGCGTGAAGTATCAGCAGCGCAAGTACGCGATTACTTCAAGCGTGTATGGGCACTGCCTTCTACTGTAGAAGACAAACCATACCACCTACTCACCCAAGGTGAGCGCAGACAACAGACTATTGCTATCACCGCACGCGACAAAGCGTGGCAAGTATACAATGAATCAGAAACACAAGCCAACATTAGAGGCACAGCCTTTGGTGCATGGCAAGCGGTGGTAGAATACGCAGACCATCATGCATCGGGCGGCTCCGAACGGCTCGCCGTTGCCGCCCTCAGTGGACGCAGTGATGGTATCAAGAACAAAGCACTAGAGTTAGTGCTTGCATAATATTGATTCACTTGCTGATACGCTACCCCGATACAGGGGCTGCTCTGAAGCCTGTTGAATCATGCGCAGAACTTATGTCGTTACTTCCTATTTCTCCATAAGGGACACCTCACTGGGTCGCTCCGCCAGTGGCGCACACGGAGCACACACAAACAACGAGAGGGAAACATGAACACAATCACAATCAGTCGTGTCAATGAAGAGTCTGGCACACCATATGATGTAACATATACAGAGGCAGAAGTTCTGCACTTCCTAAAAAGAACAAAGGAAATAGATGCAGTACAAGAATCCTACCAATCAATGGCAAAAGAAATCCGTACGATTCGTAATGCAGTCCGTGACTTCTTCAGTGAAGGTGAATGGAATAACGGTGAAACAGTCTGCAACAAAGGTGATGTCAATACATTACTCGAACAAATCGGCAGCAGCAAACTTACAACCAAGTATCGTGGAAACTTCACCATTTATGGTACATTCGAACTAGATGCAGAAGACGAAGACGAAGTTGAAAGTCTAGTCACAGAGAACCTATCAGTAGATTGCTATGCTGCAGATGTAGATGTAGATAGCATTGAGTTGCATGATGTAGAAGAAGACAACTAATGCAGACACCAGTTATCACCAAGCAAATCTTTCAAGAGGAAGACGAGTATTTCTTAGTTGAAATACAAGCAGACGGAAAGATTTTTCTTAAGCGCAAAGTATATGGCTGGTCAGATACATGGTCACTTCCACTTGAGGAGTATAACCAATGAGCAGAGAACTGCAAGAAACTCTAGACCGCATGGCTGCTGCAGCCCAAATAGTATTAGACGAAATACTAGATGAGATTGAAAATGAGTAAGAAAAATGGATATACGCAACACGCCTGCATTTATTGTGGAATAGATGAACTAGTCTATAACCAAACTATAAGTGACTGGCGTTGCCAAGCGTGCGGAAAATGGGAGGATGGAGAGTAAATGAGTAGCGCATATGTCCCATATAATGGGACTGCTGGCTGGTCAGGTACAGATACATCTATGCAGAGAGCCATAGATAATATCCACTCTGGTCGGGAATTAAACAACCAACAATTAGCGTTAGCATATTTAAAACAAGCAGGTGAATTAGGGCTAACCTGGAAAGAGTTAGCCATAGAAACAGGCTGGCATCACGGCACAGCAAGTGGCGTGCTATCAGTCCTTCATCAGTCAGGTGCAATCATACGATTGTATAGTGCTCGTAATAGGTGCAAGGTTTATGTGCATCAAAATTACAAAGGTGCTTATAATAAATATGAAACCTATAAAAAGAAAGAAAAACTTTGCCCGCATTGTGGGCATGACATCAATGCATAAGCCGTTCCTTATGCTATGATGGGACAACCAGTAGGGCGGTAGGTTTTTGGCTCTCTCCTTGTCCTACCCCCACTGGTATCTAATCAAAGGAGAAACATGGCAGAGTTAGAAATACCTAGAGATAGGTATGGCAGACCTATGGTAGTACCACCTAAAGGTGGTAAGCCAGTGGCATATACAAGAACGACAACAGTTGCTGGGTCATTAGATGACGGCACTGCATTAGTAGCATGGAAGTTGCGCATGGCTGCAACTGGATTAACGCTACGCTCTGACTTACTACTCGCTGCATCAGCAGCAAGAGAAGATAAGTTAGAGATGGATAAGTTAGTTGAAGATGCAATGGAAGCAGCAGGCGCTACTAAGCAGGCTACTATTGGAACAGCAATCCATTCTCTTACAGAGAAGTTAGACAGAGGTCAAGACCTTGGTCCAATACCAGATGATTATGTTGCAGACATACAGGCGTATGCAGATGCAACTAAAAACTTTACCAACATTCACATCGAACAATTCTGCGTGCTAGATAAGTATAAGATTGCTGGCACGCCAGACCGCATTGTTGAATACAAAGGTGAGAAGTTTATCTCTGACCTTAAGACAGGCAGCATTAGTTACCCAAACAAAATCGCTATGCAGTTAGCAGTTTATGCACACGGCTTGCCGTATGACCCTGCTACGGCAACCCGTGGTAGTTGGGGTGACATCAACACAGAGAAGGGAATCATCGTGCATCTACCAGCAGGTAGTGGACAATGTACTCTACACTTTGTAGACTTAGTTCATGGCTGGAAAGGTATTGAACTAGCCATGAAAGTAAGAAAGCACCGCGACAAGAAAAACATATCAACACCAATACAAGGAGAATAATGTCTCATTCAGAAGCACCTATCAGCATCACAGTTAAATCAGCAGCAGGTTCTCTAGTCACAGTTCGTGCTGCAACAGCAGAAGAACTTGACCAGACAGTTGCACTAACACTTGCATCACTTGCATCTGCCACAGAAGAACTCGAAAAAGCAGTGCGTGGCACTGGTTTTAGCGCACCATCAGCAACTCCTATCTCACCAGCAGTTGGCTATGCAGCCAATGCGCTAGGTGGAACTGTTATTGCTGAATCATTTACACCAGCAGCAGCACCAGCAGGTGCAGGACAACGCATGTGTCCGCATGGTTCAATGACTCGTATCCATGGACTAACAGGTAAGTTTGGTCCATACAAAGGTCACTTCTGTCCTGCTAAGCAGGGCGACCCAAGTAAGTGCGCAACTCAATATGTTAAGGCAGGCTCACCAGAGTTTGCTACATTCGTAGCCGACCAGACAAAGGCATAAATGAAAACACTACGCCGTAGCGTAGGCAAGGCAGAGGTTGGCGGAGAACCATTACCGCCACCTTTCCAAGCCTTCGCAAGAGAAGGAATGATATTACGGCGTGCAGAAGTAACTGTAATTGCAGGCACTCCAGGTGCAGGCAAGTCCAGTATCGCATTACATATCGCAGCAAGATTAAAACAACCAACATTATATTTCTCTGCGGATACTAATGCACATACAATGGCTATGCGATTACTCGCGCTTCGCGCACGCATTCCACAACAACAAGCAGAACAAATGCTTAAGACACAACCAGATACAGCAGAGTCAATCTTGCGTGAGTATGGAAATATGTATTGGTCATTCGAACCAAGTCCTACTCTTCGTGACTTAGATGAAGAAGTATCTGCATTCGAAACTATATGGGGCAGAAGCCCTACACTTATAGTTGTAGACAATCTTATGGACATTGCTATTGATGGACATGAAGAGTTTGCAGGTATGAGACAAGTTATGAAAGAACTTAAGTACCTAGCAAGAGATACCAACGCAGCAGTACTTGTGCTACACCATACTCAGGAGGGCGCACCTGGCTATCCATGCCAGCCACGCTCAGCCCTGCAGGGTAAGGTAGCCCAGATTCCTGCTATGGTTTTGACTGTAGGTCAGATGATGCAGGGGCAGGACGCATATTTATGCGTAGCCCCTGTCAAAAATAGATACGGCAAAGCAGATGCGACTGGTAACACATACATATCGTTATCATTTGAGCCTGGCTCTATGTATCTAGAAGATGTAGTCCGAGACTATAGACAGGTAGAGATGACAGCATGAGTAGCGCAGCCAAAGCCAAAGGCTCAGGAGCAGAACGAAATGTAGTTAAGTATTTAAAAGAGAACGGCTTCCAATATGCTGACAGGCGACTGGCTGGCGCAACACTAGACAAGGGTGACATATCAGGTATACCTGGAGTTACAATTGAAATCAAGAACCATGCTAAGATGGACTTAGCAGGGTGGACAGAAGAGTTGATAGTCGAGATGGCTAACGACAAAGCATGGACAGGCGTAGTGTGGCACAAGCGCAAGGGTAGGGGAAGTCCTGGCGATTGGTACTGCACTATGCCTGGCTATGTATGGCTAGACCTATTAAAGAGAGCCTTAAACAATGGAGAAACCAAGCATTGAAGAATACCTGCGCCACATAGGTGCAGACACACCAGCAATGGGTGCAGGTTGGCGTAAGATGAAGTGCTGCTTTCATCTTGATAGTCACGCAAGTGCAGCAGTAAACTACGATAAGAACGCCTTTGTCTGCCACGGTTGTGGAGTCAAAGGCGATGTCTATTCTTTAATCATGTACAAAGAAGGGGTTAACTTTCGTGAGGCTAAACAATTCGCAGAGACAGTTCTTACTGCAGGCAACACAGAGATACGCAGCAGCAATAGAAAGCGCGAGCGTTTATCTGTCAAGCCGTCATCTCTCGGTAGAAGAGGCAAAAGTCTTTCACTTGGGAGTGGTAGAAGACCCGCTTCCAGGGCATGAGCCGTATCTAGGCAGGCTTGCTATCCCATATATCACGCCATCAGGCGTGGTAGATATACGATTCCGTGACCTTACAGGCACACATGATGCTAAGTATATGGGATTAGTTGGTGCTGAAACTACTATGTTTAATACGCAAGCAGTCTTTGCTGCCGACAGTTACATATGCGTAACCGAAGGTGAGTTCGATTGCATTATGATGGGCACTAAAACACAGCACCCGACAGTTGGTATTCCAGGAGCAAACAACTGGAAGAAACACTATGCTAAAATCTTAGATGACTTTGAAACAGTCATTGTCCTAGCCGATGGCGATGCCCCTGGCTTAGAGTTTGGCAAGAAGATTAGCCGTGAACTTGGTAATGTAAATATCATCAGCATGCCAGACGGTGAAGATGTAAACTCTATGATGATAAAGAAAGGGAGTGAGTGGATTGACGAACGAATCCGAGAATGTATTGCCAATGGATGATAGTTTCTGGGAGCATGCTGACCATTTAGATTTTGATATGATTATACAATTGTCTGAACACAAGCATCTTAATATTCTTCATGCTCTGCATGATGTATACCTAGCCATAGATGAAGACCTAGACGAAGCCAAGTTCCTTGTCACTGGTATCGCAGCCCTTATGCTGTCATCCAAGTATGGCAAGACAGATGATGTGTACAATGAGATAGTAGTACAGATAGCCAAGAAAGACATGGACATAGAACTAAGGGAGTTACTTAATGAAGGATAGTGAAGACGCAGCGCAGATTATGCGCGAACTATTTGTAGTCTTAACCAAGAAGCATGAGGACTATGGTCCAATGAATATTGCTGGAGCGCCAGGCGGTCCTATGAACGGACTTCGAGTCCGTATGTATGACAAGATGGCTAGACTCAATAACCTAGTAGATAGTGGCGACACGCCGAACTACGAATCTATTGAAGATACCCTGATTGACCTAGCAAACTATGCCATAATTGGTTTACTTGTTCAGCGCAATCAGTGGGCTGGCATTCCAAATGGAGACCAATATGAAGAGAGTCGTCGTCCTCAGTGACTTACAGATTCCATATCAAGATAACAAAGCAGTAGATGCAACTATAGACTTCATTGCCGACTACAAGCCAGATGAACTCTGGTGTGTAGGTGATGAACTAGATGCACCAGAACCTAGCCGTTGGAACAAAGGTATGGCTGGTGAGTATGCTGGTACATTACAGCAAGGCATTGACACAACAAAAGAAATCATAAGTGAATATAGAAAAGCACTAGGTAAGAAACCTTTTTATATCCAAAGGTCTAATCACACAGACCGCATTGACACTTACATTCGTAAGTATGCCCCAGCATTCAGCAGTCTCAAGTCATTAGAGATTGAAGAACTACTGGGGTATAACTCTTTAGGCGTAACATATCTACATAGGATGCATGAGTTACTACCTGGTTGGGTAATGGCACACGGAGACGAAGGCAAGTTGTCGCAGACACCTGGAAGTACAGCCTTGTCATTAGCCAAGCGCCTAGGCAAGTCAGTAGTTTGTGGGCACACGCATCGCGTGGGCTTGCAACATGAAACAGTTGGCTTCTATGGTAAGACTTCAACTCTGTTCGGTTTAGAAATCGGACACCTCATGGACATCAAGCAGGCGGATTACCTATCTGCAGGCACAGCCAATTGGCAGCAAGGCATTGGCATTCTTGTAGAAAACAACAAGAAAGTTATTCCATATGCAGTACCTATCATTAATGGTGAGGTACACCTACCATAATGAATTACATCTCAGAGTATAATGATTTAGTTCAGCAGTTAGCGTCAGAATATGCACGCAGATATAGCATGCTAGAACTAGATGACATCGGTCAGGAACTATGGGTCTGGTTCGTTGCTCATCCACGGAAGTACAAAGAATGGTCAGAGTTAGAGCAGAAAGATAAGGATAAATTAATTGCCAAATCGCTACGCAATGCTGCTCTTAAATACTGTGAGAGGGAAAAAGCACGCAAGTCTGGTTACGATACATCAGACTTATATTACTATGATGCCTCTGTTGTGGAAGCATTTCTTCCGTCAATCATTGC